GAATGTGAGAGACTCTTCAGTGGCTCAATTGACCTCCAACCAAGAGTTCAACGATCTCAAGAAAATTTTGGGTCTCCAACAGGGGAAGGAGTACACGAGCGTATCTGAGCTTCGCTACGGTCGCCTCATGATCATGACTGATGCGGATAACGATGGTTCCCACATCAAGGGTCTCATCCTCAACATGATCCATTACTTCTGGCCCAGTCTTCTGAAACTGAACTTTGTGGTGTCGATGGTGACACCTATCATCAAGGCTACGAAGGGTTCCGAGTCCAAATCGTTCTATACGGACTCTGCATTCCGAACCTGGTATGGCAATGGTAAGGCTGGATGGCGAATCAAGTACTACAAGGGTTTGGGTACTTCTACCTCAGCCGAAGCTCGTGAGTACTTCAAGAAGATTCAAGACCTCACCGTCAAGTTTGATATGGATACGATGACTGATGACTCCATCGTTTTGGCTTTCGATAAGAAGAAGGCTGATGCACGCAAGGCGTGGCTCCTTGAGAGTACTGCCAAGGATGCGAATCAGCTCGAAGTTCCTTATGGTGATGTGAAACAGCTAGATATCACCGACTTTGTACACAAGGATCTCGTGAATTTCAGTCTTGCTGATTTGAAGCGTTCTATTGCTCATGTCGCGGATGGTCTCAAACCTTCGCAGCGTAAAGTGATGTACTCCTGTTTCCAGAGAAATTTGACTGCAGAGATGAAGGTGGCTCAACTGGCAGCCTATGTTGCAGAGAAGAGTGCCTACCATCACGGTGAGGTGTCTTTGGCGGAGACGATCGTCAAATTGGCCAATGACTATACAGGTTCCAACAACATCAATCTTCTTGAACCCTGTGGTCAGTTCGGCACACGACTCATGGGTGGCAAGGATGCGTCCCAGACGAGGTACATCTTCACGAAGTTGACCAAGGAGGCGAGGAAGTTGTTTGATCCCAGGGATGATGCCATCCTCAATTATTTGGATGATGATGGGCGATCCATCGAACCGGACTTCTACATGCCTACCATGCCCATGGTTCTAGTAAATGGGACGGAAGGTATCGGGACGGGTTTCAGTTGTTATGTCCCACCCTTCAACCCTGACGACATCAAGGAGAACATCAAGAGGATCCTGGGTGGTGAAGAGGTCATACCCATGAAGCCGTGGTTCAGGGGTTTCAGGGGAAAGGTGTTCAAGGATGATGGCGGTCTGTGGATTACAGAGGGTACGTACAGAGACACTGGCTCCAGACTCAAGGTTACGGAACTTCCACCGGGTCGTTGGACCCAAGACTACAAGGAATACTTGGACTCATTGGCGGAAAAGAAGATGATCACGGGCTATACGAACAACAGTACAACCGATGATGTAGACTTTGAAATCTTCGGATACTCAGGGAAAGATATCGTCAAAGATCTCAAGATGCGGAAGACCTTCCATGTTTCAAACATGCACCTGTTCCATCCCACCAAGGGCATCAATAGGTACGGGAGTCCAGAGGAGATTCTTCAAGACTTTGTGGAACTCCGACTCGAACACTACAAGAAACGAAAAGCCCACCTCATCAAGGTTCTCGAAGCTAGGGCTATCATGTGTGACCACAAATCGAAGTTCGTGTCGATGGTTATCGAGGAGGAGTTAATTGTGTTCAAGAGGAAGAAGGTGGAACTCGAGAAGGAGATGTCTTCCATCTTTCCCAAGATTGACGGGAACATGGACTATCTCCTCAATACGAAGACCGTCGAATACACACAGGAGCGTGTAGAGGCTCTCATGAAAGAAGCGTCACAGGCGAAGAGAGAATTGGAAGCAATGTTGAAAACGAGCCACATCGACATGTGGAAGATGGACATTAAAAATATGTAAACCATTAGTAAGATGCCCACCTCCAGTGGTGCCGGTGTATCCCTTAACGCCATAGGCAAACAGGAGTCATACATATATAGCGACAATGTAGATGAGTCTATTTTTAATTACGATTTAAAGAGGCATTCCAACTTTACAAAGTTTCATAGAACTACGATCGTCAACAAGAGTCCCACGTCCCCTACATGGCCCTTCAATGAACGTATCAAGGTAACCTTCAATCCTCAGAATATGGGTGATCTTTTGAGTAACATGTATGTACTCATCAAACTTCCCGGGTTAACAACTGGACAGAATTACGCCGATCAGGTCGGTCGTCATCTCATCAAATCTGTCACGATGCGTGTAGATGAAATCGAAGTTGAAAAAATTTATGACGACTGGATGGTCATACACGATGAGTTATACATCGAAGTTTCAGAAAAGGTTGCGAACCGTTTCAACCTGAATCGTATGTTGGGGTTTGACACGACGACATCGAATGGTGCCTATGCGGCGTTGGATTCTGAAGTGATTATCCCCCTCCCGTTCTTTTTTTCAAGGAAATATTCGAGTGATGAATACCCTACAAATGAACCAAACAGACCTTTCTTCCCATTATGTGCGATTCACAAACAGAAAATAGAGTTCGAGTTTGAGTTTCACACACAAACGTTCTTTACGTCGGCACCAACTACGATCATTCTCGATAATTTCAAAATTGTCACAGAAGAATTTACAATCGACCCAGATGAACGCATCTATTTAAAGAACCAACCATATACGATGATCACGGATGTAGTCAAGAGACACCCAACGTCCCAAACTACTGCAGGTGTTGACAGTATACGAACAAATCTTGTTCCCAATAACCGAGTCAAATCACTGCACTGGTTTTTGAGAAACACGGAATTTGAAAATGTAAACATAGCCACCTTTGAACCAGAATTCGACATCTTTAAAATATATGCAAGAGGTTGGAATGGACCTTTCACCTTAAAGAATATTTCATTTTTTACCACTCTGACACAGGGGGGTGTGACTACATTCTCTCGTGTTGGTTTCAGTGAAGAACCTGTGGTAACAGGTAATAACGAAGCCGGGACCGAAAAGGTTGGAGAGTTTTTTTCAACGGAATACAACATCGTACCATGGACAGATGTTCCAGTGTCAAATGTTCCAATCATAACAGTAAAGCTACCCACAAACTCTTTTATAGAGAAATTCACCTTTGAGTTTTACACTGAATCATCATCATCGGCATCCGGCGATGATGATGGAAAAAGATTCACGAATATACCAGCTTTCGACATCAAAAAAAATGACGAGCCTCAAGTTCTCATGACATCCGAAAAAATTACAAACTTTGTAAGCCTTTCTCAGGAAACGTTTACTCAGTCTTATAGCATCGACCTCGATACATCCGTATTCAGAGTACCGAACGCAAACTTCTCAGACTATTACTATATTCAAAACAGATTCAACTTTTCGACGACACCGGATTTCGACGAAACCTTCACCTTCTTCAACCCAGTCATGAAAGGTGCTAAATTTTTTATTCAGGGAGTTGATCTACCAAATATTTCAAGTACTACAGATTCGTACTACAAATACATGATACCATATCAAAAACGTCTATCTAAACCCGTGAGGAACATATACACCTACTCATTCGCGATTAACCCCATCAATGTCAGTCCATCCGGAAGTCTGGATTTTAGTGACATCCAATCAGAAAGAACAACCCTCGAAGTAACCCTTCAACCTGATCTTACTGACGTATACACACTATACATCTACTACACCGGTTACCAGACATTCAATTTCGAAAACGGTTTCATGTCACTCGTTTACTAAAAAGGGTATCCTTATTTTTAGAGATGTAGTCGATGATTCGATTCTTGATACACCATTTGATGAAGTTCAACTGAGCGATAGTCGTTTGAACTTCATGAGATGTCCCCGGAATCGTATATGTGAATTTTTCAGACCGAGCAAAGGGGTCAAACAATTTTTTACTGTACCCATCAAGACTCGACTTGTAGGCACAGTGTACAGTGAATAGACGACCATTGGACGTCGTATAGGAAGTATGATTTTTTTTCGCATAATTCGTGATGAACCATTCGATGTTTCTAAGTGATATACCACCGGACTTGTCTAGGATACCCAGTAATGTAGATTTATTCTTGTCATCGGAATAGAACTCGTTTACGGAAGATAGCAGAATGTCTGTTTTACTCATGTCTTCTATAATACAGAATTGAAATCTATAAGCCCCTTATTTTCAACCTCTCCCGACGTGGTGGATGAGATTTCGTCAATAAATTCGATCGTGTGTTTTCGAACCAATTGACTGTGGTGATGTTTACAGTAACCATCACACCTTGCCTTGAGATTGCATCTAGACATATTCTTCTTCAGACCCCTACATATGTTGTCTTCTTCCACGGGAGCATCGCGTAACAGGACGCTATACGGAATACTGTAATTCACAGAGACGACTCGCAGGTAATCACTATAAGAACCATGAATCGATCGTGCCTTTTCTGTAAACACATTCTTTGCTTCTACCAATTCAGCCTTAGAAGTCTTCGATACTTCGCGTTGTTCTTCTTTGAGTTTTCGAATTTCATCTTGAAGTAGAGACCTTTGCTTTTGATGCTCTTCCTTGAGGTCGTCTATGATTTTCTTGGTGGCATCTTTGGTATTGTTCTTGTGATTCAGAACCTCATCTTTGTATTCCTCTTTCGCCTTTTTCAAAAGTTCGTTGTACTCACCCTTAATGATCTTTGTTTGTTCTTCGACAGCCTTTTTTACTTCGTCGCGGAACAAGGCATTAAGCCTCTCGTCCATCTTAATACTGTATCAATCGTAATTTTTAAATACCTCATCGTATGTCAACTTGTCGGAACGAGCAGCCTTGATCCTTTCTCGAAGTTCAGCAACCTTACCCACAGTATCGAGATTATATTTCTTACACTCTTCGATGAGTTGGTCCTTCTTCATACCACTCAGTGCTGGTTCTCTCTTTTTGGGTGGTGGTTTATGTTGAGCGATTAAGTCACCGAAGATTTCAGTCCTTGGGTTTTTCACGAGGGGTTCCAGAAGATCACAAATTGGATTCAAGAACTTATTGGTGAAGTAATGATGATAATCGACGGGGATATCATTTTCCCTCATGAATACTGGATCTTCCGCCTTTTCGTAAGCCTTCGCCTTCGGGTTATCCGTTTTCACAAGAATGTACGGTACTCGATCACCCGACTGTGGTTCGGATCCAGGCTTCCTTTCACGCATCTTGTCCCTAACCCGAACATGGGGCAGGTTCGGATTTTTATAGGAATCTCCCAACTGCTGTGAAAGTATGAGTTTATCAACGGGAACTTCACCTTCTAGAAGATTGATCGCTCGCTCAAGAGCCAATTGTTTCGGGGGTCCTGGATCACTACTTTCTAATACAACATCCAGAAGTTCCTTGCATACTTCACGAACGAACACTGTGTTGTCACGACGCACAACCTGGAGTCCCTTGATGTCGATGTAGTCCATATTCATCTCACCCTCCTTGTCCCTGGTCCATAGCTTGGCAGCGTAACGCTTCTTACTGTACAGAAAGTACGGACAGTATACCTTCTCGAGTTCGAGATTGTTGGGTTTCTTGAATAGGGCCGTACATTCTTCGGCAGCCCTTTCGCCCAGATCCCAACTGTATTCAATCGCTTCCATTCCCGTTCGACCACCAACATCAAACTCGACCATTACTGAATCGGTATCCCCATATCTCACCTTCGCACCCGGGAAGTTCTTTTCGACGTACTCCTTCGTCTCTTCGATCATACTACGCCCCTTGAAGGTTGTCGTCGAGGCGATCGGTACGCATGGAAGGATGCCCTTACCAGCACCAGTGAATCCATAGATCGAGTTCATGCTCACCTTATAGGCGAGCTGTTTACCATTGTAGACCTCCTTCATGAACCCTGTCGCAGCAGCCATATCCTTCTTCGCCTGTTTCCTAAACTGTTTAAGTTCTGCCAGAATACTCGGGAGGAGACTGGGTACATCCTGTGCAAACTTGTAGGTGCCACCATTCAATTCAAACGTCTCATAATTAACACCGGGGATGTTCCCATAACGCCTTTCATCCATGACGAACGTCGAATAACAGAGATTGTGGGCCATCATGATCGACGGATATAGACCTTCGAAATCGAGTGCTGTGATCGGTGTGTAGTACGCACCACCCTGAGCTTCTAAAACGGTCGCACCTTCATAGGGTTCAGGGGGGATCGCACCGTAGCGGATTGTCGGGACCATGAAACCCAATTCCCGAGCCTTCTTGGTCAACTGACTAAAAACCTTAATCTGTTGTCCACGCTCGACGAGGAACGAGATGGGGACCCATGTAGCCTTTGCCATCTCCAGGAGGTTCAGAAGTGTACAAAGGCGTTTCATGAGGCGGTGGGGTAGCAGTGTATCCTTGATACAGTACTCGGCAACTTCTCGGAGTTTGACGGGGTCACCTTCAACGAAGCGAGCAAACATCTCCTTGGGAGGCATATCAATCTTCTGATCACCTAGGTAGAGTTTCGAAACGTTGTCTAGCTTATAGCTGTCAAGTTTGTAGCCCTTCTTGACTTCGTGAAACAGGTCGAAGATGAATCGTCCAGTCATGGGAAGAAGCTTCAACATGTTATCACCCAAAGCACTCGACGATAGACGTTTGTATACCATTTCTGAATCGACATTCTTCAATTTGCCAAGGTTGTAAAACGAATGACCACATCCAACCTTTGCAGCTCGTTTGTAGATGTATTCAAGATCGAACCCGAAGATGTTCCAACCCGTCATGATATCGATGTCCTGTTTGATGATGTAGTCTCTGAATGCTTCAAGCATTTCCCGTTCTGTATCATAACTGATGATCGTAGAACCTTCCAGGTTTGGGTCGGTTTGTTTGAAACATAGACATGTCTTGTCATAGGGTTCATCCGATCCAAGTTTACAAAGAGTCAAGGCAATCTGGAAGCAGGCATCACCATCTATGTCCGCATCAGGAAACTTTCCAGTAGAACTATTCGACTCAATATCAAAGGATGCCACGACGAAGGGTGCCACGTCATCACGTTTGACGGGTGTGAGTGTTTCCCAGTTGTTACAGAACAGGTCGATGTTGACATGTGCAAGATTGGATCGAACACATTCACTACCAGTATCCAACCACCCTGTGGACTGAATTCCTGTTCGATGCATCATACGAAGCATGGGATCAAGATTGGATTCATACACCTTCAGGGGAAATGGACCACTCGAGAGGTTGAGAGGTTTTTTCAGGAAGTAGTCAGTCGTTCTCCGCTTCTTCAGATTGGAAAATGTGATACGCATGAACAAGAACTTTTGATTATTTTGAAAACCCCAAATATCCTTCGATTCAACGACGGTGTACCCCGTGCAAGTGTCTTTGATGTGAGCGTATATTTCACGAGCATACTTGATATCAGGAAGCTTGATGTAAAAGTTT